GGTAACTTAGTTCTGACGAACCAATGTTTATCTTTACCTTTGGCTCTCTACCGATAGCCAAACGTAAACACTAGCTCGTACCTCGCAGGAGTTACGACACACTAGGGGGTAGGCAAAAACTAGACCCTACACATACATGAGAAGTGTTTCCCTAACATTTTTAGCTAAAAAAAGCTCGACAAGGTTGTTGGGTTGGTGGTAGTTATGGATTTATGTTGATTATCTCAAAAATATTTTTTACTCTGAAAGGTGCGATCATGAGGGTTGGTGTATTAGCATCTGTTCTTCTAAACAGAAAAGGTAAACAAAATGGCGACACCATTGTGGCAGAGAAAGGGAGGGAAGAACCCAAGCGGCGGTCTGAACGAGAAGGGAAGAAAGTCATACGAAAGGGAGAACCCAGGCTCGAATCTAAAAGCTCCAGTAAAAAAGGGAGACAATCCAAGACGAGCCAGCTTTCTAGCAAGAATGGGGAACGCAAAAGGACCAGAGTACAAGGACGGAAAACCAACAAGACTTCTTCTAAGTCTAAGAGCATGGGGAGCAAGTAGTAAAGAAGATGCTCGAGCAAAAGCTAGGGCGATTAGTAAGCGTAACGAGAGTTCAAAAAAATCTTAGTGGGTGAGAATCCAGAACCAAAGGAGTAAATAAATGCCGGATCATACTAAAAAGAAAAAGAAGAAAAAAATAAATAAACGTACTGGTTTATTTGATAGACTCAAACAAATTGGTAGAAACATTTCATCTACTCTCACCGCACCACAACGAAGGGTTGCAAAAGAGAAGATGGAAAGAAGAATGGAAGCTTCTGGAATAAAATCGCAATCAGGCGAAAGCCGTATGCGAAAAGGTAAGCTCTATGAAACTGCACCAAAAGGAACTCGTAAAACTGGAGAAGATAAGTTTGCTCCACCAATGTCTAAGAGAAAAGCAAGTGGTGAAGATAGATTTGCTCCGAAGGGTGCTGGAGGTAAAGCTAAGAAGTTTATGGAAACTAAAAGCAATACTGTTTCTGATAAACAAAAGACACTTACCCAAGCAAATCAAATGAGGGCAAGAAAGGCTAGACTATCTGCACAATCAAATGAAGATAGATTAAAAGCTAAAGCTGATTCTATGAAAGATCGTTCAATTAAGGCGGCTAAAGCAAAAGCTGGTACTGGTGGATCGAAAGCAGAATCAAAAGAACCTTCTACATTCAAAGAAGCATTTAGAATGGCTAGGAAAGAAGGTAAAGCTAAATTTACTTATAAGGGTAAGTCTTATGCCGCCGTTACTATGGACGAAGTAAAGAGAGCCAAGAAACAAGGTAAGATCGAGAAGGCAACTCTTGGTGCTTATCTAAGAATGATGAAGAAAAGGAAAAAGTAATGCCAGGATATAGTCAAGGACAAGCAATGATTGCTTCACAAGCTGGAGATCCTAAGAAAATCGAGAAAGCTGATTTTGCAAAGTTGCGAAAGAAAAAGAAAAAGAAACAACCTCTTTACGATAAGGTCAAAATGAATGGCAGTTAATGCGGCTGGTAATTATACCAAACCTAAAATGCGTAAAGCCTTGTTCAATCGAATCAAAGCGGCGAATGTTCAAGGCACAGCCGCTGGTAAATGGTCTGCTCGAAAGGCACAGTTACTAGCAAAAAGATATAAAGCGGCTGGAGGTGGGTATACCTAATGATCCAAAAATAGGAACTGGTAAAAAACCTAAAGGATCTGGCAGAAGATTATACACAGATGAAAATCCTAAAGATACTGTTTCTATAAAATATGCAACTGTTGGAGATGCAAAAAAGACAGTAACAAAAGTTAAAAACATAAACAAACCCTATGCTCGAAAGATACAGATACTAACTGTACTAGAGCAAAGATCTAAGTATGGTGGGAAACCAGAGCAAGCTCGAATAGCAAAGATGGCAAAAGTATTTTTAAGAAAGAAACGAAATGAAAAGGTCACAACGTAGTTTAAAAGCATGGGGGGAACAAGATTGGCAAACGAAAAGTGGCAAGAAATCTTCCGTGACTGGGGAAAGATATCTACCAAAGAAAGCAATACAAGCACTATCAGACGAAGAGTACGCACGAACAACAGCAGAGAAAAGAAAAGCAAAGAAGAAAGGGAAACAGTTTTCTGCTCAACCAAAACAAATAGCAAAAAAGACAGCACTCTATAGGAGGTTTAGTTGAGTTTTATTAACACCCTAAAACCTGAAGAACATAGAATGTTACGAAGATTAGTAAAAGAAATACACTTTCAATACTTTGATGAAAAGCATACGAAGTCTTTTGTTACCAACTCGATGCTTGATAGTGTTATAGAAAACATCGGCCCAGAGGTAGCAGAGATTATGATTCGTACTGGAGTGCAAAAAGGTTTGAGTTGATTAATTTTAATTATAAACCTGATGGTAAAACTCTCAAAGACTTCATGAAAGATAATAATTTTTTTCGTGGTATTCGTGGCCCAGTTGGTTCTGGTAAATCTGTTGGTTGTTGTGTAGAAGTATTTAGAAGAGCATTAGAACAAAAACCAAATAAAGATAAGATACGAAAATCAAGATGGGCTGTTATTAGAAACACAAACCCACAACTCCGAACAACAACTATAAAGACTTGGCTTGATTGGTTTCCTGAAGATGATTGGGGAAACTTTCATTGGAGTGTGCCTTATACTCACCACATTAAAAAAGGTGATTTAGACATTGAAGTTATATTCTTAGCACTTGATAGACCTGAAGATGTTAAGAAACTTTTATCTCTTGAACTAACTGGTATATGGGTTAATGAAGCAAGAGAGATTCCTAAAAGTATTATTGATGCGTGTACTATGCGTGTAGGTCGTTATCCAAGTATGCGAGATGGTGGCCCAAGTTGGTCTGGTGTTATTTGTGATACTAATGCACCAGAAGAAGATCATTGGTGGGCGATAATGGCTGGTGAAGTTCCAATACCAGATCATATTCCAAGAGAGCAAGCGACTATGTTAGTAAAACCTGATAACTGGTCTTTCTTTACACAACCAGCGGCAATGGAAGAAAAGCTTGATGATAAAGGTGAAGTATCTGGTTATGAGATGAATAAGCAAGCTGAAAATGCAAGGAATATTCTTGATACATATTATCCAAACCTTATACGAGGAAAGACAAAGAGTTGGATAGATGTTTATGTGATGAATAGATTAGGAATGATTCAGGAAGGTAAGCCAGTATATCCTGACTTTTTAGGTGAAACACATATTGCTCAAGAAGAAATACCGATTGCTATGGGTGTACCCTTATATATTGGTATTGACTTTGGACTGACACCATCTGCTGTATTTGCACAGAAAGTTCGAGGTCGATGGTTAGTTCAATCAGAGATTGTAGCTGTTGATATGGGTGTTGTGAGATTTGCAGAACTATTACGACAAGAGATAAGCACTCGATTTAATGGTCTTGATGTGTATATCTATGGAGATCCCGCTGGTGATTTTAGGGCGCAGACAGATGAAACCACACCATTTCAAATATTAAGAGGTGCTGGATTGAAAGCTGTTCCAGCTCCAAGTAATAGTGTTGATTTACGTTTGGAAGCTGTTTCTGCACAATTAAATAAGATGGCAGATGGGAAGCCAGCGTTTCTTATTGATAGAAGATGTCCACAACTTATAAAAGGTTTTCAAGGCGGCTACTGTTATAGACGTATGCAAGTATCTGGAGAACGATATGACGATAAACCTGATAAAAATATGTACTCTCATATACATGATGCTCTTCAATATTTGATGTTAGGAGCTGGTGAGGGTAGAACTTTGATTGCTGGTCAAAAGCCAGTAAAAGCTTTCAATGCAAGAAAAGGCTTTGATATTTTTGCAAGATCGCCTAATAATAAGAACAAGACCAGTTTTTGGAATAGATTGTAGGAGAATGATATGTGTTTTGGAGGTGGAAGCTCAAGACCTGAACCAGTAAGCCCAACAGTTACTCAAGAGCAGAAAGAGCAAAAAAAAGAAGAAACTCAAAAAAAAGTGGAACGTAGACAAGAAGCTCTTGAAAGAGAGGTTACGCAAGATACCCCAGTCAAAACGCAACTTACTTATGAAATGGGTGCAAAGTCTGGAACTCCAGTTGTACGAGGAAGAAGAGGAAGAAGAGCCTTATATACGAGTGGTAGAGGTGGTATAGGTTATCGCAATCCACTAATGTTTGGATAAAACAATATGGTTCATTCTCCAAATTCAATCGACCTGAAAGATAACGATAAGCTTTTATCTGCTTATATGAAGAAGTATGAAAAAGCCAAATCAATACGACAACGATGGGAACCTTTGTTTAATGAATGTTATGAGTATGCTTTACCTATGCGTGAAACTTTCTACACTTCCGCAAGAGGTGAAAGAAGAGATGAAAGAATATTTGATGAAACGGCTGTTGTTGGAGTTCAAGAGTTTGCATCAAGATTACAATCAGGATTAGTTCCAAACTTTGCGAGATGGGCTGACTTTACTGCTGGTAGTGAAGTACCAAAAGAAAGTAGAGAATCTATTAATAATGATTTAGATGAAGTTACAGATTATGTATTTGAAGTAATACAGAACTCAAACTTTGCTCAAGAAGTGCATGAATCATTTATGGATCTTGCTGTTGGTACTGGAGTTCTTCATGTTGCAGAAGGAGATGCTGTTAATCCAGTTAAGTTTACTGCATTACCTTTACCTCATGTTGTTCTAGATGTTGGGCCAGATGATATGGTCGATCATGTATTCAGAGAAAGAGATATGCCTTTTGGTCATATTCCGATTGTGTATAGAGATATGGAACAAATGCCAAAGCTTATAAATGCAATCAAAACAAATCCTGATGCAGAAGCAAAGGTTCTCGAAGTTGTGTGTAAAGATTATTCAAAGATAAATGAAGATGCGTATTTATGTTTTGTATTTGAAACAACAACTAAGTGTGTAATTAAGAAAGAACAATTCAAAGGAACTGGTAGTAATCCATTTATATGTTTTCGTTGGAGCAAAGATCCCGGTGCGGTGTATGGTCGTGGGCCACTTGTTAACGCATTGAGTGCAATAAAAACTACTAATTTAACAATAGAACTTGTTTTGGAAAATGCACAAATGGCTATATCTGGAGTGTATCAAATGGACGATGATGGTGTTATTAATCCAGATACAATAAACTTAGTGCCTGGAACTGTGATACCCAAAGCACCAAACTCTGCTGGTTTACAACCAGTTCAAGCCGCTGGATCATTTGATGTAGCAAATCTTATTTTGTCTGATATGCGATTGAATATTAAGAGAGCATTATATAATGATATGCTTGGTAATCCAGATAGAACACCAGCTACAGCTACTGAGATAGCAGAAAGAATGGCTGATCTAAGTAGACGTATAGGATCTGCTTTTGGAAGATTACAAGCAGAATTGGTACAGCCAGTATTACAAAGAGTTGTTCACATTCTTAAGAAACAAAACAGAATAAAAATACCAGTAATAAATGGTAGGCAAGTAAAAGTACGATCTGTTTCACCACTATCACAAGCACAAGCTAATGCTGATATTAGTAGTGTTGCTAGATTTCTTGAACTTACACAAGCAAGATTTGGTCAAGAACTAACAAACATTCTTATCAACTCAGAACAAACAGCTACATATTTAGCAAAAAAGTTTGGTGTTCCTGATAATTTAGTAAGAGATTTAGAAGAAAGAAAAGAGATAATAAGAGTTGCACAACAAATGCAGACAGCGATGCAAAACCAACAAGGAATGATGCCAAATGAACAAACTAACCAAAACTGATAATCCACAAGTAACTGGACTAGATGGATTTCCAAGAAATAAAAATTTAGAAGAAGAGATATCTTTAAATTTTACACACCTCTTTTCATCACCAACTGGTCAAGCTGTATTGCAATATTTGAGAAGTGTAACAATAGAAGCTGTTCATGGATCAGCAGTTAGTAATGATGTTTTACGTCATGCAGAGGGTCAGCGATATATTGTTGGATTGATAGAAAGACGTATGCAACATGGTCATAAAACAAGGAAAGGTTAATAATGGAAGATCAAGTTCAAGAAGATGTTTCACGTGAAACAATAAGTGAAGAACAACCAGTAAACTCTATGGGCGAAAGACCTGAGTGGTTGCCTGAAAAATTTAAGAGTCCAGAAGATTTCGCTAACTCATATCATAATCTTGAATCGAAGATAGGACAGAGCAGAGATACTATTAGAGATGAAGTATTAGCTGAGATAGAAAGTGAAGCTTATGCTGATAGACCTGAAAGTGCTGGTGATTATTTATTACCTGAATCACTTGATCCAGAACTAGCACAAGATAATCCTATGCTCGATTGGTGGGCTGACCATTGTTATAACTCTGGAATGAGCCAAGATGAATTTGAAAAAGGCATTGAGATGTTTGGTGAGCAGATAGGAGCTGACTATGATGCTGATGCTGAGATTGCTGATCTTGGAGATCACGCAGAAGAAAGAATAGAAGCTGTAGGATTGTTTGTAGACCAGATTGTACCTCAAGACAATCCATTGAGAGAAACAATAGATGACTTTTGTTCTACATCAGAAGGTATACAAGTTGTTGAATTGCTTATGTCACAAATGCAACAAACACCTTTCTTAGATGGAACACAACCAGTACAAGTCATGAACGAAGCAAAACTAAAAGAAATGATGCAAGATCCTCGATATTATGGTCATAATAAAGATATGGATTTTGTAAGAAGAGTAGATGAAGGATTTAGAAAGATCTATGGCTAAGAAAAAAGTTAAGAAACCGATAAAGTATTGACATACATCAGAAGAGGTAATCTTGAGTTTCGACCATGTGTTATTTCTGATGTTGATATTATTGTCGATAATATGCGTTTGCCTGATATCAGGGAGTGTGCATTGGTTGGGGTTACACCCAAAGTAGCACTCCATGTGCCTTTTGTAGAAGATGGATCAAAAGGATTTACAATCACACACAAACAAAAACCAGTTGCCATGTGTGGTGTTACACCATTAGATGATTATAATTATCGTGGTAAGATATGGTTTCTTGGAACTGATGATATAGATAATATTGCAAAATCTTTTTATAAATATAGCAAACTTATACTCAGATTTTTATCTTATGAATATGATTATGTTGAAAATTATGTTCCAGTAGATCATGAAAAAACTATTAAATGGCTACAATGGATAGGGTTTGAAATAGAAAAACAACAATATTTTGTAGATGAATACGAGTTTTTGAGAGTTTTTTATTGCAATCGTGAGAGAATTGAGTGTAATAGTAAGTTAAGTGAAAGACCCGTACTGCATTAGAGAAGCCCTATATGGATAACTTTTATGACAAATGCAAAGGACAATCGGAAGCGTAAATTGTAACTTAACTTAGAGGAGCTGAATAAATGGCAAATACAATAGATACTGCCTTTATCAAACAGTTCGAATCTGAAGTGCATCTTGCTTATCAACGTATGGGATCAAAGCTAAGAAATACTGTACGCCAAGCAAACAATGTAACTGGAAACACAGTTCGTTTTCAGAAGATTGGAACTGGTGCGGCTACAACCAAGTCACGAAATGGCTTGATTACGCCGATGGAATTAGCACACACAAATGTCGAAGCAACAATGAGTGACAAATATGCCGCTGATTATATCGACAAATTGGATGAGCTAAAAACCAATATCAACGAAAGACAAGCTGTTGCAACTTCTGCGGCGGCGGCTCTTGGTAGAGAAACAGACAACATTATCTATACAGCAATGGATAGTGGTGCTAACTCAACTCAATTACATGATACAAGTTCAGCTGTTCAAAAAGCTGATTTGTTATCTGCATTTGAAACATTTGGCACAGCTAACATTCCTGAAGATGGTGGTCGATATATTGCTATGCACCCAAAAGGATATGCTGACTTATTTAATATAACTGAGTTTGCATCATCTGATTTTGTTGGTGAGCAAAACCTACCATTTGCTGGTGGTATGACTATGAAAGAATTTCTTGGATTTAAGATCTTTTCAACTGCGGCTATCACGGCTGGAAAGAACATGGCATATCATACAACTGCTGTTGGTCTTGGTGTTAACTCTGATGTTCAGACAGAAGTAAATTATATTGCTGAAAGAGCATCACATCTTGCAACATCTATGATGTCTATGGGTGCTGTTGTTATTGATGACAATGGTGTCTATGAACTCTTAGATAACAATACATAGGAGGTATTAATATGGCTTATAGTGCCGCTGGTTTATCATTGGATTCAATGAGTTCAAATAAAAGAACATTCTCCTATACAACAACTGATGCTATTGGAACTGTTAATAATGCTGGTTACTTTAATGATGCTGTAAATATGATTAGAGTTGGTGACGTTATTTTAGTCCATGATAGCAATACACCTACACATCATTGGTGTGTTTGCGTATCAAATAATGGTACAGCTGTTGATATATCAGATGGTCAAGTAATCGCACAAACAGATGGCGATTAATAATGTCTAGCACAGCGGCAGATAGTTCGATTGATATTTGTAGTCGAGCATTGATTCTGATCGGAGCTGAACCGATTACCTCTTTTACAGATGGCACAACAGAATCTTTGGTAGCTTCAAATCTTTATGAGGACATCTGCCGTTCTGCACTTCAAAACTGTAGATGGCGATTTGCTACAGATCAAAAAGTTTTAAATAGAAGAACTGATGCACCAACTGGCAGATATGATTTTGCGTATCAATTACCAAATGATAATTTGATAGTTCATGCCATAACTGTAAATGATAATCTTGTAGAGTATCAAATATATGGTGATATGGTTTATGCTGATACAGATCAAGCAGATACTGTTATAGCTGATTATACATTTCGACAAACTGAAGAAAATTTCCCAGCATATTTTACAGTAGCATTACAGTATGCTTTGGCATTGGCATTTGCATCATCGATTGCAAGAGATGCAACAATGGTAACACAAATGTCTGCACTTGCAGATAGAGCTATGATGAAAGCTCGAAGTGTAGATTCACAACAACAAACAACACGAAAGCTAGTTTCGACAAGATTTATTGCTGAAAGGAGGAGTTAATGCGAAAAGCAAAAGTTCCTCTAACTAACTTTCAGTTTGGAGAAATAAGTCCTAGTTTAATATCAAGAACAGATACAAGGGTATATAATAACTCTGCTCAAAAGATTGAAAACTTTTTTTTAAGAGCAGAAGGCGGTGTAATAAAAAGAGCTGGCTTATCAAAACTATATGAGTTTGACACAAGTATTGATACCTCTAAAGTACAGCAACATAGATTACTACCTTTTATTTTTTCTGATGATGAAAGATATATTATTTCTCTTGAACATCAAAAGATAAGAGTATTCCAAATAGCAACTAATAATACTGTATCTCTAGCAACAACAATAACGCAAGATGCTAGTAGTGCTACTTTACCCTTTACGCATGATAATATTCATGAAGTAACGTATGCACAATCTGGTGATGTTATGTTTATAGCACACCAAACATTTATGGTTCGTAAGTTGACAAGAACTGGTCTTACATCATTTCAAGTAGAAACAAAAACATTCGATACACAATCTGCTGGTGCAAAAATATATCAACCATACTTTCAGTTTCAAGATTTAGGTGTTACTCTTGATCCTTCTGCATCTTCAGGAAATGGAATTACACTAACAACAAGTGCGGCTTATTGGGATTTAACTGGTTCACAATCAGGTGGCAACTATCCTGATTCTAAACATGTGGGTGTTACGATTAAGTATCACGATCAAGAAATTACAATCACATCAGTACAGTCAGCAACTCAGGCAACTGGAAATGCTTTAGCAACTTTGAAAAAAAGATTAACTGTTGATTCATTTAGAACAGATAATGGTGTGGCAACTGTAACTGTTACTCTTGCTAATCATGGATTTTCTGCAAGTGATGCTTTTACTATATCAAGTGCTAATAGTGTTGGTGGTATTTCAGCTGGTAATTTAAACGGATCAAGAACTGTTGCTGAAGTAATTGATGATAATACTTTTACATTTACTGCTGGTGCTAATGCAAATGATTCGGCGGCTGGTGGTGGAACACCATTTTTAGAAACTCATGCTCCAGCCACTAACTGGTCAGAACAATCATATTCCGCACTAAGAGGATTTCCAGGTGCAGTAACTTTTCATCAGAATAGATTATGGTATGGGGGAACGATTGCTCAACCTGATGGATTATGGGCTAGTAAGTCTAATGAGTTTTTTAACTTTGATATTGGAACTGGTGCAGATAATGATTCGATTGATATTACTGCCGCAATCGGTGAAGTAAATACAATTAAACATTTAGTATCAAATAGAGATCTTCAAGCATTTACATCTACAGATGAATTTATTATACCAGCTTTTGTTGAGAAGCCTACAACCCCTACAAACGCTACAATCAAAAGACAAACACCTTTCGGTTCTTCTTTTGTAAGACCTTATGTGTTTGATGGTGCAACTGTATATGTTCAAGGATCTGGTAAGATTATAAGAGAGATGTTATTTGATGATGGTCAGCAAGCATATACTGGACAACCTATTTCATCACTTGCATCACATCTTATCAATACACCAATACAAGCAAGTACTCTTGCTGGTGGAATAGATCGTGCTGAAAGTTATTATTTTCTAGTAGATGCCGATGGAACTCTAGGTGTTTTTAATTCTAATCGAGGTGAGCAAAGATATGGTTGGACACAGTTTACAAGTCAAGGATCATTTCATTCTATTTGCACAGTTGATACAAGAGTGTATGCTGTAGTAAAGTTTGACAGAGGTGGAGGAACAAATAAATATATTCTCTGCGAGTTTGATAGTACTTTTAATACTGATATGGCTAAAACATATTCTGGTAGTAACGGAGTATTCGATGTTAGTGCCGACTTCACAAATGGTGCAGTCCTTGATGTGGTCAGCGGTACTCATTATCTTGGTCAGTTTACTGTGGCTAGTGGCAACATCGATGTATCGGCTGTGGATAACTCTCTTTCATCAGCAGAGATAGGATTTAAGTTTGATGTTACACTTACAACCAATCCCATAGACACAGTTGGACAAAGTGGTGCTATAACTGGAGAGCCAAGAAGTTTGAATAAAGTTATTGTTGATTTAAATGCTACTTTATCAGTTTCTGTAAATACAAAAGATTTAATTATACGACAAGTGACAGATGATTTAAGTCAGGCTCGAACACCAGTTACTGGCAAGAGAGAGTTTAGATTATTGGGATATAGTAAAGATCCACAAGTAACAATAAGTCAATCTGCACCTCTTTCGTTACAAGTCAATTCATTAATAGCAGAGGTAACATTCTAATGGATCCATTTACGATATTTGGTGTTGTAAGTTCAGTTCTAAGTGCTAGTGCGGCAATAGCTCAAGGTAAAGAAATAAAAGCACAGAAAGAAGCTGAAGCTCGTCAGATAGAACAAGAACGACAACAAACAATCATTAATACTATGCAAAAACATAATGACAGATTGCAAGAGTTTGATAATGCAATGGATATAAATGAATCATTATTTGCGTTTATGAATAGAGATGATGACAGATCATTGAGAGCATTTAGAGAAAATGAAAAACTTATAGCATCAGATGATGCAAGACGTATTGATACGCAAGGTTTATATCGAGGAGAGCAGTTACGATTGCAAGCGGCAAGTGCAAGAAGAGCTGGTAGATCTGCTGAGAAGATGGGTTATTTAAATGGTGCGGTTACATTACTTGGTGGAATCCAAGATGCTTATAAATATACAAGTCCAAGTTCAGGTACAACTAGGAGAATATAATGGTTAGTGTTGTAAAACAAAGACGCCAGTTTCAAAATACACAGATAGGAATCAATCGAGCAGATATGTCTGTAGCAAATGATCTTGGTCGAGTATCTCAACTTGCCGATCAAGTAACTAATCGAATGTTTAGAGAAGCCGCAGATAATGCGGCAAAGTCTGCAAAACAGTTTATTGATGAAATGCCAAACAATGCAATCTATGGTGTTGATCCAAAAACTGGTAGACCAAAAGTAATCGATCTACAGGAATCTTTACCATCAAAAGGATATGGAACGTATGCACAAGATCTTATTAAGAAAGGTATTGATGAAAGGTTTACTCGATTAGCAACAAACGAATATAAAGAAAAGTCTGCTGAGTTTGCATCTAAATATCCATTTAGTCCAACAAAGTACAAAGAAGAAATGTCACGCTTTGTTTCTGAGATGAAGAAACCTTATAGCGGTAAATATTCAAATCTTATCGAGATTGGTGCAACAGAATGGATTGGTAGAACACAAGCAGTTATTCTTGAAAATGCTATTAAGAATCAAAGACGATTAGCTGGTCTTGACTTATCTAATTCACTTAATGATTTTTCAAAAGATATAGCTTCTATTGGTATCGGTGGAGGTACCGATTCAAAACAAATGCTTGCGATGATTGATGAATATGTAAGCTCAAATAGTGAAGCCATTGCTAGTATGCGAAATATGGGTAACTTTCGACAAACACCAAACCAAGTTGCAGATGCTCTCAAGGCAGAATTTGCAGTAAATAGAATCATGCACATTTTTGAAAGAACCACACGAACAGATCCAAAAGGTTTAAATGGTGCAAAGTTTATAGATTCTGTTTTAGTTGGCCGATTTGATTTTCCTGAAGAGTTTAATGTTTCAAAAGAAGAAACAAAGTTATTGTATAATCATGTTGTCAAAGGTGGTCAGCAAAGTGCGTTAAGAACTAAGTTAATAGGATTACAAGAAGATAATAATAGAGTTCGCAGATCTCAAGATGCAATAGAAATTGAAACTAAGAGAAATGAAGCAAATGCACAAATTTCGCAAATGCTTTTACAAAAAGATGAAATAATAAATAACTATGATCCTACTGTTGAGGGTAACGCTTATAATCAGTTTGTTTCAAGTATTGCACCGATGGATCTTAAAAGTGCAGTAGGTTTTTATTTAGATGAAATAGAAAAAATAAATGAAGCAACAACATTACAAAAGATTGCTGGATCAGTAACACCAAAAGCAATACTTAATCCTACTGAAGCAAATAATATAAAGAATGAATTAACAGATGTTTTTAGAAATCATGTTGGAGATCAGATTGTATCTGTTTTTGGTAGAGATAAAATTAAATTAGAAGCTGTTGGTGAATTTATAAACATGACTAATTTACCAGATGGTAAACTTAATATGGCACCTTTTACAGAAAGAGGTATTAATCTTTCGCAAACAGAAAGAAAAGCATTACAACAGTTTGGTCAGTTTAATGAGTCGGCTGATCCTCGAGCATCAATGTATGAGAACTGGGGTGGAGATAATAGAGTACGATTAACAAATTCATTACGAGCTGAAATCAATAAAGAGATTGCAGAACGACAAGGTTTTATTGAAACACCATCACCAATATCAGAAGCAAAACGTAGAAAGCTAATTGATTTTAATGAAGGTATGCAAACTGGTTTTACATCTACAACAAAAGACCAAAGAGAAATTTTAGAAGATTCATTACTAAGTGATCCTACTTATGGTGCTGAACTTGCTCAGATTGGTGTAATGGGTGCATTAAGAGATGCTAGGTTTATGACACCTGGGGGTGAGTTCTATAAATTTTATGAAGATATGAACGCAAATTTAGTAAATAAAAACATTTTACCACAATCAGCAGTTATGTTTATGCAAGGTATGGAGAATGGTTCTATATCTGCTGGTGAAGGTCGATATATGTTGAACTTCATAAGAGCAAATATTCTTAGACCAATAGATCAAAGAAACATTGTTGCAGATCAGATGATTGAAAAAACATTACCAAATGGTAGAAAGATTCTTGCACCTGATACTGGAGCATTAAGTACTACAACAACTCGACTAAATTTATTTAAAAGAGGTCATGGTCTTGATGGTCAAGCAAACTTTTTTGCTGAGTTTATACGATCATCTCAGGCATTTGGTACTGATGCTTTGCCAGCATTGTTCGCTAAAGCTGTTGAGTTGCGTAATGACTCTAGTAAAAAAGAAGATGTATTAAATGATTTACGAAATAAATTTGAACTTAAATCGAATGAAGATCCGATAGCACATGGTCGAAGAATATTATCTAAAATTGCTGGAGGACAAAATAATCCTCTCTATAATATGCTCAAAGATTCTATTGATGAATGGGCTGTTATAAATTTTAATAATAAAGGAGCATCATTTGAAGATTGGGTTGAGAATATAAAAGATACTTCTTTTGGTGGAAGTGATGATATTGTTCTCGATATCAATGGTGTGATATCAACTAACAATCCAAAAGATATAAGAACACCTTATTCACCACAAAGACTATTTGGAGATAAATCAGAGCAATTCAAACTTTGGGCTGATTCATTAATACGAGATCAAACCAATAATATTTTTAGTCTTACATCAGGTGATAGAGGTGGTATGACTCAAAGCAAGGGTTTATTAAGTACAGTTTTTGGTGGATTCAAACCAATGAAAGCTGGTGATCCACATACAAAAGTATGGTTAGTTCCTGATCCTTATACATCAATGATGCCAACTGGTGAGCCTGATTTAGCTACAACTATTTTTAGACCACATTATATAAATGATTTGGGTGAGTTGGTTCCAGCATTATTCTTTGATGCTTCAGCAGATAAAGGTAAAGAAATAATTTATCCTGAAATAAAAGTAAGTGACTTCTTACAATTCTCACGATCAGATCAGATGCGTAGGTATAATTAATGATTTATACTAAGAACACGATACTTTCTTCTTCTGCACCTCAATACAATCAGAAACTATATAGCGACATTCCAACGTCTACAAGTTGGACAGATACTTTGGCGGCAACTCTACAATACAACTACCAGCCAATGATTAATGCTTATTACAACAGACAAACATATAACGATACAGAACAAGGTGATTATATTCCTATGGAGAATATACCTGACGAGTATATGGAGTTTAGAGATGATTTGATTCATGCAAAGAATCAAGATCACATGAATGATTTGATTGCTCAGATTGATGGTATGAGAGAAGTGAGGTCAAAGTTAGCTAATGCGTCATTATTCAATCAATTTACTGCTGGTTTGTTTGATCCTATTAATCTTGTTGCTTTACCTTTTGGCGGCCCAACTTATGGTATTGTTCGTTCTGGTCTTAGGGTTGGTACTGGTGTAGCGGCATTACAAGCTGGACTTGAAGTTCCAAGACAAATGTTTGATCCAGTAACAACTATGGGTGAATCAGCTATGAATGTTGGTGGTGCATTTATTGTAGGTAATGCTCTTGGTGGATTGATGGCAGTTCCTATTACACAGAGAATAAATGCAATGACAAGAACAGCTCAAGAGAATGAAGCGTTCTTTAATGCTACACGACAAGTAAACGCAGAACATATGCAGTTTTTAGGACAAAGAGAAATGAGAAATTTTGAAACACTCTCAACTCCTATGAATAGATTGAATGATGAACAGATTGCTAATCTTGTAGATGCACGACAACTTGATGGTGAAACATTAGAAAATATAACTGGTGCTGTTGATCCACAGTTTGCATATAGTAGACAACAGTTTAATGATTTATCCGCAGAAAGACAAAGTGAGCTACTTGATGGTATTGCAAATGAAGCTCGATCAGAACAAGCAATCCGACAACTAGAAACAACTGCTGGATTGGAAAGAACAAGAAATGACCTTGTGAAAAATTGGTTTACCGATTCTTTTGCTTGGAGGTTTATAACCACACCATTAAAAAGAACATTACAAAGTAAGTTTTCAGCCGAAACAAAAGAAGCAATGTTAAACCTAATTGGTGACGGAGGTCATTTTCTTGTCGGTATGAAATATGGACAAGGTGGTAGGCAATCGATTCATACAAAGGCGGCTACATATCAAGGTGAATGGTTACAAGTTCATAAAGAAAATCTAAAAATTTGGGGTGAGTATACCGGTCAAGGTGTTCCTTTAGAAACAAAGATGGATTGGCATTTTGGTAAGAAACGATATGACCAATGGCTTGAAGATACTTGGAAGAAATCACAAACAGATCCTGAGAATCTTACACAATATGAACAAAGACTCGTTGATACTTGGAATAAATTTTTCAAGAAGTGGGAACAGCGATTGAGAAAGTCAGGTGAGTTACCTGATAAACTTTCATTACAAGATGAAGTGCGTAAACTTGATGCTGATTATAGAACATA